TGGACCGTACGTATTAAAAATACGGACCACCCGAATATTGAGTTTATGTTGCCGGTAATAATCAAAGAAAAGCGTCTCAGCGCATCGCTTGCCCTCATCATAACAAGACCGGATTCCAATGCAGTTGACGTTGCCCCAGTATTCTTCTGTCTGAGGATGGACGGTGGGATTGCCGTATACCTCTGATGTGGAAGCTTGCAAAATCTTCGCTTTTGTGCGCTTGGCCAGGCCGAGCATATTAATGGACCCGTGCACATTGACTTTTGTGGTTTGCACGGGATCGTTCTGATAGTGAATCGGTGATGCCGGACAAGCCAAATTATAAATCTCATCGACTTCCAAATATAGCGGAAATGTGATGTCATGTCGGACGAGTTCAAAATAAGGGTTATCCAGCAGATGCAGAATATTTCGCTTGGTACCCGTGTAAAAATTGTCCACACAGACGACGTCGCAGTTTTCTTCCAGAAGGCGTTCGCACAAAAAAGATCCGAGAAACCCAGCGCCCCCTGTTACCAAAACCCGTTTGCGAAGATGCATAAGTTGACCTATCTTTGTTAAATTTCAATTATGATCGGTTTTCCCGCCGCAATTCGTTTTAGGAGCAGTTAAAATTACCCGAATATGGTTATATCACGAAGATGGTTAAATTGGCAACAACCTTACGATATATCAATAAATTTGGCCACACAAACCTCGCCGAACAGGATCATCAGCGCGCCGATGGGTAAAGAGTCAAATCGGCCGGAATTCATCGCAGGATAGATTGATGTTTAATAACCTTGTCAATTGATTTGAAATGTATCCTGCACTAAACAGTTTCTTGAATTATCCAGGTTGATCTGATATGCGGTTAGAACACCAGAATAAAAAAGCATTTAACCCTATGTATTTAAAGATTGATCGGCCCCCGTAGCTCAGTGGATAGAGCAATGGATTCCTAACGACATCTGAGGGGTTTGGCTAAGACACTAAAATCTTGGCTAAACCCCTTTTTTTATTGAAAATTCCCGCCGTTTTTTTCTTTCAGAATATTGCAAAATTTAGCGAAAAATAGCCGTTTTTAGCATTGTAGTCCCATCAAAACTCCCATCAGTTAAAAAAACCCTCAATTTCTTGACAAGTTATTGATTTTATTGAATATTTTTTTATTTTTTGCTTGACAGAATATGGGGAAAAACGCTAAAGTTTTAACAACAAGTCCCATAACTTTTAATAGGAGCAAAATCATGGAAAGCAACGAGATTTTAAACGTCAAAGGGGCCTCGGAACTTTTGTATGAGACGGAAGCTAAAACGGCAGCTATCTATACGAAGGTCCATCGGCGGCAAATTCCTTTTAGAAAAGTTTGCGGCCAGTTGAGGTTTTTAAGGAGCGAACTTTTAGAGCACATTAGAACTTCTCCGGGCCTTACTCTTGAGGAATTGCAGAAAAACAGATAATTTTTTTAAAAAATCTTAACATCATTATGGACAGGCACCGGATTGAAACCCAAGACAAATAAGGAGGCATAAATGGCAATTTCTGAAGTCTGCAAATTTGAAGTCAAAGAGGAGATAGACATCCTGGTAAGTAAAAATGGTATTTCCAGAGCCACTTGACGGCAATGTTAAATCGGTCGGGGGCCGATTAAAGCAAAGGTACGGTGGCTTGAAATGAGGCAGAAATGGCGAGACAGACAGACATCAAACGATTTTTTGAGGCTATCACTTCGGGTAACGACGGTGGGCTAATATCAATTTTTTCACTACCTGGACAAAAATCCTATTTCCATAAAGAAGACGACCTCGGAGGCATCGTCAAGCGATGTATGACACTACGCGAAAAACAAAATGTGTACTATGGAACCGGCCTCCTGGCAAAGCGCCCGGCGCCGGGCAAGCGCGGCACTGAATCCGATATAATCGGTATTCCCGGATTTTTCTTTGACGTGGATCACTCCGGCGGGATTCATGCCGAAAAAGAAAACCTACCGACACAGCAACAAGCATTAGACCTGATCCATTCTTATCCGTTTAAACCGACAATGATTGTCGATACAACCGGCGGGTATCATCCCTACTGGCTATTTAAGGAAACCTACTATTTTGAAAGCAACGGCGATAGGCAAGAAGCAAAGACAGCGCTTAATAATTTTCAAAACTGGTTTTTACAGCAGATACCGGCATTAGATAAAACCGCTGCCTTAAATCATCTTTTAAGGGTTCCAGGAACCTATAACCGCAAGGGCAAGCCTAAATTAGTCAAGATATTAGAATACAATAATTTTAGATATAATGTTGAAGAACTTGAACCTTATTTTATTGAATCCTCAACCGAAAAACTTCCCCAGGAACACACAGTTGAACATTCAGCAGCCATTGAAAAATTAAAGCGCTGCAATTTCCTGAAACATTGTATAGACGACGCTTCGGCTTTATCTGAAATCACCTGGCACGCGATGGTCTGTGCGCTGTGTTTTGAAAAACGCGCTCCTAAACTAATCCACAAACTTTCCGAACCCTACCCTTGTTACAACCCAAAAGAAACAGATCAAAAAATATTAAATGCTTTATCGAATCAAGACGGCCCGATGACCTGTGCAGCGATTCGGCAAAGGACAGGCTTCTCCGAGTGTCCGTCAAAGGGTTGTGGTGTGAAATGCCCTGTACACATAACTGTATCGCCCACAAAAATTGAAGTTATCGGCTACACGGCAAATGAACTTATGAAAATGGACTTGCCGGAGCCTAAATGGGCTGTGCCTGGAATCCTGGTTCAAGGCTACACAGTGCTGGGCGGAAAGCCAAAACACGGAAAATCTATGATGTCCTTAAATTTTTCCATCGCGGTATCAAACGGTAACAAGGCCTTAGGAAATATTGAAATTTTGGAAAACGGAGCCGTCATATATTTAGCCCTGGAAGATACAGCCCGGCGGCTGCAAAGCCGGTTAAAGCAGATGTACGCCCATAATGAAAAAGCGGCACCTAACCTTCACTTGTTCACTTCCTGGCCTCGGATGGATCAAAACGGATTAGAGCTTTTAGAGGAAAAAATAAAAAGCATTCCAGATACCCGGCTGGTCATCATTGACACGGTAGCGAAAATCAGGCCGCCCAGGCCTAAAAATACAAGCCCGTATGATTACGATTATGAAGTGGGGAGTAAACTAAAGGCGGTAGCAGATAGGACATCCGTTAATCTGTTAGGTATCGCGCATTTAAGAAAAACTGAATCAGAAGATCGAATGGACGATGTCTCTGGAACCTTCGGTATCACCGGCGCGGCTGACAGTATCCTGGTTCTGCTTCGCAGAACAGGCCAGGCCAATGCAGAGCTTCGACTGACCGGGCGCGATGTCGAATCCGCAGAATACGGCTTGAAATTTGACGCTCGGACACTTTCCTGGAATCTGATCGGGAAAATGGACGAGATCAAAAAAACCGCCCACCAGCAAAAATTATACAATGCAATTAAAAAATACGGCCACCCGGCCACTCCTAAAGAGTTGGTTGAAATGACCGGGTTGAAATATAAATTTATCGCTAACACCTTACCGAAGTTGATTAAACAAGGCAAGGTAACCAAAGCCGGATATGGTAAATATATCCATTTTGATAATATAACTGGGGAAAGTGGAGAAAGTGAGGATAGTGGAATAACTGAGGAAAGTGGGGATAGTTAAATTTGAAGTTTCCCCAGGGGGGAAAGTAGCGGGGAAAGTTTTAAACGCAATAAAACCAATAAGTTATAATGAAGTTTCCCCAGTTTCCCCAGTTACTACGGATAATGCAAATGGATAGTGCAACACGGGCTTAGTCTGTCTCGACGTGTTAGCGGGTTTGGGCGGGAAAAAATTAAAATTTCCGGGGGCGGAAGGCAGGGATTATGAAAAAGATGTCTCCAGGATTTTGGCGGCGTATCGTTTTGAAGTGGATGGATTGGACACATTACGGCCCTTTACAGCGCAGGCAAAGAAAACGGCTCAAGGAACACCCATTTATGAAAGACGGTCGTTTTAATTGGGAGGGGCGAAACCTGAGCGCCACGTACAATGAAATAGTTTCACGGTATGGAGGTAAATATGGCAGCTACCGTCGATAGAACACAAACACCGACCTGGGCCTTAGATATGGAGGAGCCACCACCGAATAAAGAGTTGGAGCGAAAGCATTATGACCTGATGATGGCTATTGCCAAAGCGGTGACGGAAGCGGCTATCAATGATCCTGACGAATTTTCTTTTCTGCTTTATTACACAAGCCAGGTGTTTGAAGTAGGTTTTAAATATCTGAAAGAAAACAAGCAGCCGTGAGAAGCCCGTGTTTTGGCTGTCATCGTCTTCATGGAGATAAAGAAAACCGAACCTGTGAGCTTTGTTCATTGAGAGATATATTCTGGAAAACGACCCATGACGTTAGCTGGGATTCGGTCCTGATTGTGGATAACGATCAGCTTTATCTTGAAGACATATTTAATGAGATCGGCATGAGAGATGAATTTTTCTAATGATTACGATAGATGGTTAGGGCACCTGCAACCCCTGGAGCCTTTCAAAAAAAAAACCGAGCGGGCAGCAATTCAGAGCTAAAATAACCTTTTTTAATTGTTTTTTTTGAGGCAATCAAATGGCAAAAAAATCAAGTCAAAATGGCTGGCGGCCAGAAGTTAAAAAATTCTATGATGAGATCATAGCAAATTTTGAGCTTGAGGTTGATAGTCTTCAAGTCCTTAAAGTCGGTTGCGATGCACTTGAGCGGTATCTTCAAGCCAAAGCAGACCTTGACACTCAGGGCCTAAGTTATGTCACCGATACCGGCCAGCTAAAGAAAAATCCGGTTTCAGAGATCGAAAAGGTAGCAAGAAGTCAATTTTTAATGTCAATGAGAATGTTAGGTATTAGCGATGTTGCGCCGAATCGCCCTGGCAGACCTACTACCAGAGCCGGTTTATAGGGAGTTAAAAATGAAGAAAAAAGAAAATATCGAAGAAGAAGCGGCATGGAAAACAAAAATGCGAAAAGATTTTAAAAAATATCCAATTTATGCGGATTTTATGAAGCAAAATCGACCACTTAGTTATGAGCAGTGGAAGTTCCACGGACTGCTGATCAGAGAGAAAACGCTGGCAAGTTTGGGCTTAAAATAAGCAGGTGATTCCGGTTGCGCTTCTGACACGCGACCGTTTTCACCCACCATCGGATAGGCGCCCTGGTGGTGGTTTTGGTATTCTGTGATGAGGCGAAGCGGGCCGGGTGTTTGCGTAGGAACCGGCCCGCCGAGCCGAAAACACTATAGGCGTCTCGGGAAGCAATCGCTTCCCATTGGCAAAAAATTAACCCCGCGGCGGCAAGCCGATGTTTGCCGCTGGTCGCCAGCCTAAGCCGGCGCGCGGGAACCGGCAGTTTACGAAGCCTATGCTCGTATAACGCCTAAATTAGGCTATTTACGGAGGCCGGGATTCACAGAGCAGTCGCCAGGTGAACCCCGAATTGTGTTAACCACGGAGGCTCAGGAGCCTTTCATGCAGTTGCTAAGGGCTTTCTGAAAACGTGAAATTCGGGAGTGTAAGAAATGAAATCAAAACTTGAAATGCAAGCAAGACTTGCGGAGCTGCTAGTTCGCGAAGAACGCGGCGAAGCAAGCAATATGGATTTGGAAGAAATAAAAAATCTTCGAAACAGTATCAAAAACATCGGAAAAAGATTGACCGCACCTGTGGGTGTGGGTGCCGCCACCACCACCAGCTCAGGGCCGTTCGGCGACTTCGGAACCTTCTTGCAGGCCGTTCACCGTGCGGGCATACCGGGCGGGGTTTTAGACCCACGCCTCGGAGAAATCCGTGCAGCTTCAGGGCTTAGCGAGGCAGTGCCGAGTGAAGGCGGCTATCCTGTGCAGGCGGATATCGTGGCGGGCATCCTGAAGGAAACCTATGATACAGGCTTGCTTGCAAGCCGATGCCGGACAATTGAGCTTTCAAGCAATTCAAACCGGCTTGAAATCAACGCAATTGATGAAACGTCTCGCGTTGATGGTTCCCGGCTGGGCGGCATCCGTGGGTATTGGGCAGACGAGGCGGCAGAAAAAACCAAATCAAAGCCTAAGTTCCGCAAATTGAAATTGAAGTTGAACAAGTTGATCGGCCTTTGTTATGCGACCGATGAACTTCTGGCTGATGTGAGCGCGTTGGAAGGCGTGATCCGTCAGGGGTTCGCCGATGAGTTCGGTTTCAAGATTGATGACGCGATTATCAACGGAACGGGCGCGGGTATGCCATTAGGCATCATAAACGCAGGCTGTCTGGTGACTCAGGCCAAAGAGTCAGCGCAGACGGCAGCCACAATCGTCTATAACAATTTAACGAAGATGTGGAGCCGTCTGATGCCGCGATCAGAGCAAACGGCAGTGTGGTTGATCAACAAGGATTGTATTCCGAGCTTAGCCACTATGAGTGTTGACGGTAGCGGTAACTCTCCTGTTTATCTCCCGGCTGGCGGGGCAACGGCGCGACCCTATGCAACGATTTTCGGGCGACCGGTTTTGAGCATCGAGCAATGCCAGACGCTCGGGACCGCCGGAGATATTTATCTGTGCGACTTCTCTAATTATGTTCTGGCGCGGAAAGGCGGGATTCAGGCAGACATGAGCATTCATGTTAGGTTCATATACGATGAGAGCGTTTTTCGATTCGTTGTAAGAATTGACGGCCAGCCTATTTTGTCAGCGCCTATCACTCCGTTCAAAGGATCGGGCACGATGTCGCATTTCATTAACCTGGCGACGCGGGCCGCATAAAACCGATGGCCCCCGTTCTGCGGGGGCCTTCACAAGGAGTCACATTATGGAAGAAAAAGAAATTCGGACCCTGCCCGCCTCTCTGAGAATCGAGCAGCGGGCTGATGGCAAGGGTAAAAAAATAGTAGGGTATGCATCAATTTTTAATGAGCTGAGCGAAGACTTGGGAGGTTTTAAGGAGCGAATCAAGCCGGGCGCATTTACCGAGGTGCTGAAAAACTCCGATGCGCGGGCATTAATGAACCACGATCCGAATCTTATTTTAGGCCGTGAGTCGGCGGGAACCTTGAGATTAAAAGAGGATAAAAAAGGGTTGCTTATGGAAATCGATCCACCCGACACACAAGTGGCATCCGATTTGATGAAGTCGATCGAGCGCGGTGATATCCGCGAGCAGTCTTTCGCCTTTAGAGTCGAGGCCGACCAGTGGGAAGGCTTGGACGATCAGGACAAGGAGACGATTCGGACGATCTTAGAAGTCAGCCATTTATATGATGTCAGCCCTGTGACTTATCCCGCGTACCCACAAACCAGCGCGGCGCTGCGATCTATGGAGCTGGCTAAAGGTCAAGAAGCAGATGACTCGATTTTGGATGATTTACTGGAAAATGATCTTAGCGATGATCTCCTCGCTGATATCTGAGCGTGCCTGGTCAGTGCGCTTTAGAGCCGGTTTTTTGTTAGTTCTTTCCCGGCGGTAGTCGAGGGGGCGGGCTCGGCGAGGGTTTTTTACCATATCTTTTCCCTCGCCGGGCCAACCCGATGACCTTGATTGATGCGAAGAAGCGGCAAGATAGAAAGTTTAAAGTTCTTTGAAAATTGATACCTGTGAAGGCGGCGGGTGAAGCCCCGGCCGAAACTGTGGGCTAATTCACGGAAGAAAACTTTGATGCAACACCGTCCCTACTTATCAACGTAGTTCCCAGGACTCCGAGGCTTTTTAAAAATAGAAAAGGCAACGCCTCTAAAGACTTTGCCCATGCTCTTTGACAATTTAGATTCAGTTTGCGTTCCGTATTTTGATGGCCTCTTCGACAGCATTCGCTATGTGTTTTGATATCCATGCATATCGTTCTTTGCTATCAGAACCTGCTGGATCGTAACATTTAACTATCGACGACAGTTTCTTTTTGGTTACACCGTGGGTTATGTAATCGAATGGGTTGTTTCCTCTTGCCGCGATTTTTCCATCCACATTCTTAATTCCGTGTATGCGAATGCCAACAACACCCATTCCGTCATCCCACGATTTAACGATCTCGTAATCAATCCACTTCCGTTTCGCTGTGTTTGCACCAACGAGAACAACAGTGCATGACCTTCCTTTCATTTGGTCTGTTATCCATTTCTCGATAGCTGGGCCCCCCCCGCTCGTTATCTTTTCCCAGTCGTTGTCGGAAGCTTGCATGTTTCCTTCAAGTGCACCAATCTCGCGGACCATCGATGCACGCATTACATCAGGCTTGTAATGGAAACTGAAGAATATTTGTCTAGCCATTTGCACCTCCTTTGTTGGCTATGCATACTAATATCACGACGATGACAGTGACAATGAGAATGAGAATGCCGTGAAAAAGAAGCATGGTTATCGACATTATGCTCTTAGGCCATGTGGCTTTGTTCTTACCTTTGAAACGCAAGGCATTCATGCCGAAATCAATTTTCTCTGGATCTTGCATTCGAACTTCATCATAGAGTTTACGATACAGTCGTTCTTGGTACAGGTAGTACCCATCCAGTATCCAGAAGGCGACAACCGGCAGATATGCGAGGTAGACGAACAATAGGTTGGCCTCTTTTGCGGCTAGCGCGAACAAACCAGAAACTAATATAACGCTCCATCCCTTCAGGAGAAAGGAGCAGTGGGCCATCCTGTTGATGACGCCTTGAATCAGTTCAAGGTGTTTCAGTTTCTTTTCCATATTCTTCCCTGAGCTATCAAGTGATTATATGGAGGCTATTTCGAACAATGACACTATGCGACTTTATCGGAATCATCCATAAGTTCAACGATTTTGCGATAAGCATTTTCAATTACAGAGTCGGGATTAGTAGTAGCTCCACCTCGGCCAAAATTTTTC